ATGGGGAAGTTCCCTTATAACCTACAACGTAGTATTGTGATGCAGATACGTTAGCAGCATCTGGGTCTACATATACTTTGTATCTTCCGTTCATAACACCAGCAAATGTTGTTGAAGTATCATCAACATTCAAGTTGTTGTTAAGAGCAGGGGTATAGTCAAGGATACCAGCCATTTGCAATGCTGATGCAACATCAGCAGAACAAAGGATCATATTACCTTTTCCTCTACGAGTTTGTTGACCGATTGCGTTGGCATCTCTCTCAATCGCAAACATCAAACCTTTAAATTTCTCAACTGACCAACGACCATTTGAGTCTGTATCCAAGTCAAAGATACCAGCAGTAGTTGTATTTACTTGAGCACCTTTTACGGCAGAAACGTAGATGTTTCTTACAACTTCTCTGTTGATTTCTGCAAGAATTTCAGCAGACAGAATGTTTGCAAGTTCAGTTTCAGCATCCAAACCATGAATTGCTTTAAGGTCTTGAGCAAGTTCCATAGTATATTCTGCTTTGAGGGCACGAGTTACGGCAGTAACAGTGTGCTTCTCAATGCTGAACGCCATTTCTGCGAAAGCATTTGTTCCAGAGTCACCTAATGCTTCACCTTGTAGTGAAGTCATACCAGTTGCACTGGTATAAGCACCAGCAGAAGGACTATCGTTCAGAGCAGCAGGGTTAGTTTCGGTTGCACCGATATCACCACCACCGATAGTACCAGCTTTATTCTGGTTTGCATGATCTGGGAATGCCTCATCAGCAAGTGCTTCTGCACCATCCATTGAAGCAAATCTTGCTCTCATCGCAAAGATAAGACCAGTTGGGCCTGTCATTGGTTGCACACCACAAATGTCATATGCAATCAAGTTTGGCATAGAACGTCTTACCAATGAGATTAGAATTGGGTCAAAGGTATCCAATGACGCATTGTTAGTTCCACTGCCACCAAAGTTTGTTGGAGCAGTTTCTGCGAGGAAGTTTCTGTCCTCTCTGATTGATTTCTCTTGGTTTTCCAAGATAATTGTAGTAACGGCACGCTTGTAAGAATCCTCAATCTTTGGAAGATCTGGGTGTTCTAGGACTGGCTGCCATTTCTCTTGTAGATGTTCTGTTTGAAACATTTGGTTTCTCCTTATAATTTTCTACTATTTATAAAATTGTTCATTTGCACGCCTATTTCTTAACAGTCCTACCAATTGCAGTCATGTATGCTGCCATTGAGTCAGTTGTGTCAATGTCCGATTGTGCGTTGCCAGTTTCTACATCATCTATTGTTGAAGAGACTGGTTCATCGGATGGTTTCACTTTTGGAAAATAACTTTCCTTGAGTGTTGCCAACTTCTCACGATAAGATCCCTCATCAGAGTAATCTACATCTTCTACAAGTCCCTTAAACTTTTCAATTTCTGTCTCAGCCAAGTCTGAACTTAGTTCAGAAACGACCTGTTCCTTTACTAGAGTTGCATTTGTATTCTTCAACTCAATGGATTTATCCATCATTTCATTGATTTTACCCTCTAGTTCTGAAATCTTTTCTGATTGTGCTTCAAGCACATCATACTTTTCATCTGGAACGTCAACGTAATGATCTTCAAACAACTGTTTTAGACCAGAAATAAAGTCCTCAGCAATCTCACCCTTTAGGCCTCTTTCAATTGCTAATTCGTTTTCTTTCATCCATTCTTCAACAACATAGTTAAGGTATGTGTCAACCTTTTCAGTCAACTCATCCTTTGTTGTGTTCATATTTTCTTCCAGTTCATTTCTATAATCCTCTTCCATGCGTTCTACTTCTGAACGTACTTTAGATTTTACTGCAGCTTCAAATACTGTTGCAGCCTTTTTCTTGAAATCTTCAGAGAGATCACCCTCTCCATCGACCAATGCATTAACGTGTTCTGACACATCAATAGACTTGAGTCTGTTTTCAACAGCCTCTTTCTTTTCTTTGTCGTGGGCTGACTCTTCTTTATCACCATGAGCCATTGCTTTTAACACTTCGCCATATGCAGCCTGAAGGTCATCTTTTTTCATGCCCTTCATTTTGTCCATCATAGCATTAATCATACCATTTTTAGTTTTTGGCATATCCATATCTTCATGGTGTGCTTCTGAGAAAACAATTCTCATGTCCTCAGCCATAACTTTCTCTTCAATACCATGTTTGAATTGAACGTCATACCACTCAACGTGTCCGTTATTATCTGGAATTGCGTGTGATCTAAGAATTGGTTTACCTTTACCCCACTGTGGATGTTCTACCATTGTAGCACAGTCGTGGTCTTTTGAGTGACACAACTCTCTGATTTCATCATCTGAGAAACCTTCAAGTGTTGGGTCATAACTTGCAGCAAGAGGTCTGTTTTGTCCAGCATCTTTTGCTGTGTCCATTTTATCAGCCTTTCCTTTTTTCGGAATGGATGTATCTGTTTTTGCACCTTTAGACGCATCTGCTCCTTTATGTGGTGCAACTTTATCTGGTGTTGAGCCGGGGATTGTTTCCGTAGCACCAGTTGCTCCATCAGAGTCGAGTTTGTCCATTGGGTCAGTAGCAGTCGCATTGGGTTTAGGAGCATTGCCGTTGGCCTCTTCAAGCTCATCTAGCACTTCTGCTTCTAATTCCTCAATGGTTTTGTCTAGTTCATTAGCCATGGGGATTACTCCTTAAAATGTTTTATTTACTTATTTATAAAACTAAAGTTTTTGAAGAAACTTTGCAAACGCCAAAGCATCCGCAGATGCATTATTCGTTCTATGATTTTCTTCAATGGTTTCTTTTATTTCTGCAACATCGGCCTCTTTGATAAGTCCGTTATTCCAAACCCACTCTTTACCTTCCATGATACCTTCTACGAAAGCATTCGGTGCAGATGGATCTGCGACAATATCAGCAGCAGTCGCAAGATAAAAGTCGTTTCTCACATAGTTAGCCCCATTCTTTTGGTCTAAACTTCCCATTCCTCTTGATGATACACCTAGTTTTGCACCATCGTCCATAAGAGATTTTACAATTTGTCCCATTGGTGTTGACAATACTTTTGCCTCACCAACGAAATTCTTTCCATCTGGATAGAGATTTGTAATCATGTGTGATGCTCTTTCCAGATTTACAGTTGGGCCGTCTGGATGTCCTAGTTCACCAAATGCCCTATTCTGTTTAATATAATCTTTGCTATATCTTTTTACTTCTTTCTCAAGAATATTCATAGGATATATTCTGCCGTTCCGATTTTTAATATCGGCTTGCATAAAAATACCTTTTATTTTATAATTCTTATTACCCTTCTCATCCTGCTCTATGAGATAATCGGTTTCTTGTTCAAGGTGTTCTGATATCAGTTTTAATGTGTATCCCATGATCGTTCCTTAAAATGGATTAACGTGTGCGACTTCTTCAACACGAACAACTGCATCACTACCAGAAGTTTCGTTTATCGCAGACAGTGTAAAGTTTGACTCTGCTCTATTGTAGAACAGTACAGTTTTACCTGTTGAATCTACTCCACTCTCTAATGTAATGGTATCTCCAGCATTTGAACTGGAACTATCTGTTCCGTCTAACAATACTTCACCAGGCCCCATAGTTGGTTTTGTGTCTGGAGTTAAAAGAGTAGAAGTATTTGCTTTTAATGTGAAACCATTTAACGCAGTTGCAGCAGTTCCTGCTTCCGTTATTTTAACAGAGACATCATTTCCACCAACCTCTGTAACTCTTACAGCATTATTCGGACTAAGCACACCAAGATCTAGAGAATGAGCTGCGTCATCTCCAAGTGAGTTAATTATTCCGATATGTCTTACTAATCTAAATGCCATCATTCACTCCTAAATTGTTAACATCTCTTTTTCAAAGTATCCCATAAGTTGTCTCTCCGGCACCTTATATTTTTTAGATACTTGTTTTATTGTTTTTTCAAAAGTATTTAGGAAATCTGAAGGTTTAGTGTCCATTTTAATAAAAATATCATCAACAGCATCTTTCATCTTAGGAGATAATTTTTTATACTCCTTTGACTTCTTATGCTCATCTTTCTCTGGGAGAGATGTATATAATGAATTAAACTGTTTCATTTTCCTCTACTTCTGGTATGTGGTTCTTTACGAAAGTTCCAGCAACCTCTTTTCTTTTTGCTTCTAGTGATTGTGCAACTCTATCAGTCATTGCAGACTTAAATGCATCTTCAGCACCTAAG